CGATGTGGGCAAGGATGCCTCTGACTGCACTTGTAGCTGATACCCCCTTAGAGGAATGGCCTGAAGAGTTACCACCATATATGGCACAACCTTGGGATTGTATGTCTCACACGCATTCAGTATACAAGTTGGAACGAGCAAGCCCAGCGCCTTGGATAGCTAAAGTAGATGGTGAGTTTTATCCTGCCAAGTATTACTTTACAGTAGACTACACAGATAGCGAAGTAGCTGATGATCCTGCACAACACAAACAGTCTCATGTACTGGAGTTGTTAGACGCAGGTGAATACACAGGCAATATGGTTGCATTGCCTAATAACCGAGTACGAGTTACTCACCCCGCTTGGTTTGAAACAGGTGAAGGTGCTCCTGACTTTAAACCAAACCAACATACGTTTAATTCTAAAGAAGATGTAGACTATGTTTGGGATACTCAAAGAGTTTTTAATAATCTTTATCAGGAGACAGAGTAATGAGAATGAAGAAAAAAGGTTATGCTAAAGGTGGCATGATGAAGAAAAAGGGCTATGCTAAAGGCGGTATGCCTATGAAGAAAAACCCTATGACAGGTGAAATGATTCCTGCCTACGCTATGGATGGTAAAGGCAAGATGAATAAAGGCGGCATGATGAAGAAAAAAGGTTATGCTAAGGGTGGTAAAGTTATGACTTACAACGTTGGCGGTATGGTAAAAAGTACTGGTACCCTCAACACAGGTGTTAGAAAAGCCTGATGACCTTAAAGAAATCTCAGAAGAGTTTAAAGGACTGGGGTAAGCAAGAGTGGACTACCAAGAGTGGTAAACCGTCTACTCAAGGCCCGAAGGCTACTGGTGAAAGGTACCTTCCTAAAAAAGCTATTGAATCTTTAAGTTCTTCTGAGTATGCAGCTACAACAAAAGCTAAAAGAAAAGGAAAGTCTGCTGGTAAACAGTTTGTAGCTCAACCTAAGAAAATATCTAAAAAAGTAAAAGTATTTAGAGCTAACAGAGGTGGTTTAGCTAGGTGCGGTGCTTCTAATCCTGCTAATCAAAGAAAGTATAAGTAATGGATCCTTTTAAAAAGTTTGAAAAAGAGTTAAATAAATCTGGTTATTTTATCTCGACTGATATGATTGTAAACAGTAGGGGTGACGTTGTAGGTCAAATGGACCCCTATGGAACTTTTCAGTATAATGATGATTTAGTTGAAGGTGATATAGTTAAAATAATTAATAAACCTGATAATAAAGCTACTACTCCTGTAAAGCCTAAAACTAAAAAGAAAACTAGCCTAAAGAGTAAAATATACAACAAATTGACTAAATAGGGAGCAGCAAAATGGACCCTGTGACTGCAATCGCAGCGGCTAGTGCTGCCTACCAAGGCATTAAAAAAGCAGTTGATGTTGGGCGTGACATCGGTGGAATGGCTGGTACAATAGGACAGTGGAGTAAAGCTTTATCTGACCTTGACTATATGGAACAACGTGCGTTAAAACCTCCAGCATACAAAATGTTTTCTGATACTCAGAGTGATGCTTTGGAATTGTGGGCTCACAAACAAAAAGCTAAAGAAATGCGTCAAGAGTTAAAAGACCACATCTCTTGGACTTACGGACCTTCTGCTTGGGAAGAGATCGTAAGGATGGAAGGTGAGCAACGTAAGAGACAAAAGGAACTAGTTTATCGAAAACAAGAGTTTATTGATAACTGTGTAAATACTCTTATAATTGGTTTGCTTTTGCTAGGTGGGGCAGCAACACTTATTTTTATGCTGTACCTTTACAGCGAAAGACAAAGCAACTACTAACAAAGTGGTTTTTAGTATGAATGAAAAGTACGACTTAAATGCTAACGGTAAGATAGACGAACATGAGCGAGAGCTTATGCTTGAAGACCGTCGATTGCAAATGGAAGATGCAGACGCTAAGAGGGACGCACAGAGGCGTATGACGTGGTTTGCTCTCTCTGGTATGATAATGTACCCAGCGGTTATCCTACTTGCCTCTGTGACGGGCTTTGACACTGCTGCAAAGCTTATAGCAGACATAGCAGCTGTTTATGTAATAGGTGCTAGCGGTATTGCTGCTGCTTACTTTGGCTTTAACGCTATGGAGGCTAAGAAATGATACAGGCATTGATAGGTCCAATAGCTAACCTAGCAGGATCATGGCTACAAAGTAAAGCAGATAAAACAGCAGCTACTACAAAACTAAAGCTAGTAGAAGCAGAAAGTAAAGCTAAAATACTCTTGTCAAAAGAAACATCCACTGCCGACTGGGAACGGATTATGGCAGAGGGTACACAAAATTCTATTAAAGACGAGGTTGTTACAATTGTTGTTTTAATACCAGTGATTCTTTGTTTCATACCTGGTCTAGAAGAAACAGTAAAGAATGGTTTTGATCGGTTGTCTGAATTACCAGAATGGTATACTTACTTAGTTTATGTTGTTTGTTTAGCAGCAGTTGGTATTCGGGGTACTAAACAGTTTATGGGTAAAAAGTAATGGAAAACTTTAAATTACCCATAGCTTTAGTAGTGGCTATGGCTGTACAGCTGTCGGGTGGAGTCTGGTGGGTAAGCCAGCAAGCTTCTACTATTGCGAGTCTTGAGAAAACTGTAAATGAACTAGGCTCTCGCATGGCTATTGAAGATAACATTAACTTAAAGCGTGACGTTCAATCTAACGCAAAAGAAATTGAAGACGTTTGGAGTGATCTTTCTGGTGTAGTGATGATTATCGGTGAGATTAACTCTATTAAACAACGTGTAGCGCTCTTAGAGAATGATATAAAATACATAAACATAAATAGAGGAATGTAAGATGATAGATACTTCTTATAGTACTTTTTTTAGTAGCGTATCTATAACATCTACAGCAGCTGATGCAAGTGCTAATGTAATATATACTGTTCCAGCTAACTACGACAGTGAAGTTGACTTTTTAATTTGTACTAATGGTTCTTCAACTAATAATATTTCAATACAGATCTATCATGCAGACGGAACATCTTATCACCATTTACTCCGTAATCATTCCGTAGGCGGTAATGACTCTTACAAAATACTAGAGTCAGATAGAATTTATCTACATGAAGGAGATAAAGTCTTAGCTTACAAAGGCTCTGGAACTTTTGATGTGTCTGTCTCAGGTAGACAGTTTTATAACCCAATGAGGTCGATTTAATGGCTAAGAAAACATTAACAGAAAAACAAGAGTTATTTTTAGCTGTTCTTTTTGAAGAAGCAGAGGGAGATCCTTTGCAAGCTAAAAAACTAGCTGGATACTCAAGTAATGTAGCTACTTCTGCAGTAACTGCTTCTCTTGTTGATGAAATTGCAGCTCTTACTCGTAAGTTTATTGCTCAAAGCTCAACTAAAGCAGCCTATACAATGTTCAAAGTTATGGGTGACACAGATATGTTAGGCGCTAAAGAAAGAATGTCAGCTGCAAAAGACATTATGGATAGAGCTGGTTTTGTTAAAACAGAAAAAGTAGAAGTTTCTACAGCAGAGCCTCTCTTTATTTTACCTGCTAAAAAAGAAGTAGAGGATTAATTAGTATGGCTATTGAGTACAGAGGTGAAAAGTTTGCAGGTTACAACAAACCTAAAAGAACACCTGATCATCCTAAAAAGTCTCACGTAGTTCTTGCTAAAGAAGGTTCTACAATTAAAATGATAAGATTTGGGGAGCAAGGCGCTAAAACCGCTGGTAAACCTAAGTCTGGTGAGTCCTCTAAAATGAAAAAGAAACGTGCTTCTTTTAAAGCTAGACACGGTAAGAATATTAAAAAGGGTAAACTCTCTGCAGCTTACTGGGCCGACAAAGTTAAATGGTAGTTATTACAACAGGGAATAGATTATATTGATGGGAATGATGATAGGGTCTAAAGTACCTGAAGTTTCTGATAAGAACAGAAAAAGAGCTGAAGAGTTTTGGCTTTATGGTGCCTCAACTAAAGAGCTAGCAAAAGCTTGGGATAAACCTGTTTCTATTGCAGAACTTAAAACTTGTTCAAACTGTGAGTACTTTGACAATCGAGCTCGTACTTTAAAAGCAATTAAAGCTAGCCCTGACCAAGGTGCTTGTACTAAGTTTAACTTTGTGTGCAGTCAAGAAAAAGCTTGTCAAGCTTGGGACTGTAGAGAAGCTGACTTAGACTTTGAATAATAACCTAGAAACTTCTAAAATAATGTGTATAAAAGGATAAAGACTATGGCTGGTAAGTACGATAAGATGAGTTTTGGTAAGGCTTTTGCTGCAGCAAGAAAAGCTCATGGAGGAGATGGTGGTAAGTTTTCTTGGAAAGGTAAGTCTTACACGACTAACGCTAAAAAGAAAACAGCGGCTCCTACTAAAAGTTTAAGACCAAAAACTCGTCCAGGCTTACCTAAGGACGAAAAGATTAAAGTAACTGAATTAGCTCCCATTGGATCGACTAGTAAAGACACTATAAAAAACAGAACCAATAAAGCTCTTATTAAATCTGCTAAAAAACCAAAGATGTTTGCTTCATCTTCTGCTTCAGCTAAACCTATTAAAAAAGCTCCTTCTAAAAACGGTATACTGGGCCTTAACTATAAAGACTGGTTAAACATGTCTAAAGATCAACGAAAAAAGAAAGGTCTTCCTATGACAATGCCAGGGGGGATTCTTCAATTTAAGACTAAACAACAAATCGAAAAAGATAAAATTAGAAAAAGTAATATTAAACCTAAGAAAACTCCTAAAATTACAAATAAATCTAAAACAGAAAGTCGTGCAGATAAAGCGCGTAAGTTAATGGAAGCTAATAAAAAGAAACAAGCTCAAAGACGAAAAGATTTAAAGCAAGCTGAACGTTAAGTGTTATAATACTATTGACAAACTAATGTGTGTGTGATATAAGTATGGCAAGAAAACAAGCTCCAACGTTTAGGTCTGAACAAACAAACCAAACGTGGAAGATCCCAAAAAGAGGATTAAAAGGAGAATGGTATCCAGTAGTTCGTATCGGAAGGCATATACCCTTTGGATACGAACAGGATCCAAACGATCTTGATATCCTGCAACCAATACCTAGTGAGCTAGAGATGCTTGAGCAAGCTAAAAGGTATCTAGCAGAATACAGTCTCCGTATGGTAGCTAGGTGGTTGTCAGAAAACTCAGGTAGATACATCTCACATGTAGGACTAAAGAAACGTGTCAACATCGAAGAAACTAGGCGCAGGACAGCCACAACCTATAGGGTCTATGAAAGGCGCTCGAAAGAAGCCTCGGAAAAAGCCAAAAAACTTGAAGAAAATAGAATCGGTGGAACAGGTACAAGAGTCCTCGACACAGACAACGAAGATTGCAGCGAGAGCTAAACCAGAACAGATAGACATTAAGAAAGCACAAGATATTATCTTCCAGCCTAATCCAGGTCCTCAGGAAGACTTTCTAGCATCTAGTGAGCAAGAAGTGTTGTACGGTGGGGCAGCTGGTGGCGGTAAAAGCTATGCAATGGTTGCTGATCCTGTCAGGTACTTTAACAACCCTCAGTCTCGTGCTTTACTTGTTAGACGTAGCACAGAGGAACTTCGTGAACTTATATCAGTCTCTAAACAGCTTTATCCTAGAGCTATTCCAGGTATCAAGTTTATGGAAAGAGATAAGACATGGGTTGCCCCAAGTGGAGCTACTCTCTGGATGTCTTACTTAGATCGTGACGATGATGTTATGCGTTATCAAGGACAAGCCTTCAACTGGATTGGCTTAGATGAGTTAACACAATGG